TCTCTATAGATTTTTGTTGATCATCATAAAGTTTTTCTAAAATAGCTTGCGTTTCTTTTGTTGGAGCTAGTGCAATAATTTCAGGTGTAATTTTTGCATTACCAGCAGAAGCTTCATTAATAATGCTGTATGCATCAGGTACAGATAACTTATCTTGACGGCCAACAATGGTGCCAGCTGCTGGTTCTTTTTTACCAATCTTGCCAGTTACAACATCTTTTAAGAATTGTTTTCCTTCTAGTTCTTTTTGAAGAGCGTAATCTTTTTCTGTTAAACCAATCTGACCAGCCATAAGCTCGCCCTTGGCTTTCATGTATTCAAGCTTATCTTTTTGTTCTTGTTCTGCAGCGTTTGTGTAACCAGTCATTGCAGTACCTAATGACTCAAAGAAATTACCAGTCTTTGTAGGCGCACCCATGCCAGCGGCAAAAGACATCCACTTAGGATCGTAGCCACGATTTTGTCTAGCATTAAAGCTATCAATCATGTCTTGTAAATGTTTATCGTATTTAGCGCGTTGCTGTTGTAGTCTAGTAACTGCATCTGTCTTAACGGCTTCTTCAGGCGTAGCAATAGTCTCTTGAACTACTTCCTGTTCAACTGGATCTTGTGAAACAGCGTTTAATCCACCTTGTAAATCTGCCATAATTAACTCCTAGCTGCTAAATTTTTATCATAATGATCTGACCATTTTTGATGCCAGTCATTTAATTTTTTATTTTTTTGTTTTGTGTTATCCAAACCAAGTTGTTTCTTTTTAAATTCTTTTTCTAAACTTTCTTTTTTTATGTCATCTAAATGAGAGTTTACACCTAAACCAAGATCACCTAAACTTATTTGATCAGGAACTCCATTTGGATAAAGTTCTTTGATTCGTGCTTGCATATCAGATTGTTGTTTATTAAAATCAGCTAATTGTTTTTGATATGCATCAATTGACATTCCTGTATTAGATCCTGGAGCATACATACCGCCATAACCTTTAATTAATCCAGTAGCTGGATCATATCCTGTATAGCCCATATCAGTAGCACCATAACCATTTTTGGCATAATTTTGCCATGAGTTATTTAATGCGGCCACTACATCTGCAGGAAGATTATACTTGCTGTAATCAGGCTGTGTTGGAGGCACAAACTTATCTTGTGTTGTTACAGTAGCTGGGGTCACTGGATTTTGAAGATCACGTATTTTTGTTAATAAATCATCCATTGAATTAGTAGCTGGCAATCCACCAGTGGGTTGTGGAGGTGTAACTGTAGATTGTGTTGGGAATACATCTCTTACGCCAATAACTTTTCCATTGGCATTTAAAATATCAAGATTACTTTGTGAAGGTTTTGGATTGTATCCACCTTGATTTGGGTTACCTATTGTTGCATTAGTTCCAGTTGGAGCTGGCAATGGTGTTGGTTGGCCAGGTCTATTCCATGGATTAAAGTTACCTTGTTGATTACGTCTTTGCTCAGAACGTTGTTTTATTTTATTGATAAATTCATTAACATGATTTGGTATTGGAGATACCGCACCGCGTTCCCAGGGCAATGGATTGTCACCTCTTGAAGGTTGATTTACATATTCACCAGTAGCCTCATTAAAGTTTGGAGTACCGCCAGTGTATGCCATACCTGACATTTGTGTGCCAATATTATAAAATTGAGATGGGTCTAAAGGATCTAAAGTTACATCTGTAGGAACTGCATCTACAGTTCCTCCATCAGCATAACCTCTTACTTGCCCACCTTCAGCAAAGCTAATACCAAACGTACCTAAAAAATCTTTAATTGAGTTTACGGCAGCAGCAGGCAATCCCAAGATTGAATTTGATAAATTAGAGTTACCTCCAGTTGTGCCGCCAGTAGTTCCTCCGCTAACACCTTGTAGCGCAGCGATTAATGAACTAATTTGTGATAATGGACTATTAGCGTATTGACCTTGTTCACCAGGTTTTGTTGTTTGTGTTGTTTGGCCTGTAGGTAGAGTTACACCTTGGAATAATTTTGATAAATTTTGAGCTTGCAACATTGGATAGTTAAGTTGTGCTTGACCTAGCTCTTGTTGTTTTTGACCTAAATCAGATAATGTTTTTAAACCACCTTGGCCAATGTTTTGCTGAATATTTGCAACGTTACCCATACCTTGACCAGCTTGCAATTGACGGGTTAAGTCAGCTTGAGCTGCAGATATAGCATCTTTAAAGCCAGTATTTAATGCACCATATTGTTGGCCTAAAAGATTAGATTGCATGTCAGCTAATGACTGTCCTGTAGCTTGCGCTTGGCGTTTAGATCCAAAAGATCCTGTGCCTACACCAGCACCTGCAAGTGATGGCAATACATTGCGTTGAATATTTTGTTGTTGTAAGCGAGCCATCTCATTGACAACATTATTTGTATAAGGATTCATGTAATTGCTTACAAGCTGTGGAGAAGCTGTGCTACCAGCTAAGGTAAGCATATCAGCACCAGTACCAGCAGTTTGTGCGCCACTAAACGCAGCATTAGGTGCCATTTGAAATGCTTGTTGTTGTAATGGACCAAAGCCAGCTACGCCACCTTGTGTAACAGCATTTTGTCCTAAGTTAGCTACGTCCTGTAAATAGTTCGTATAAAAATCAGGTACAGTTGTTTGCTGTTGTGATGTGGTTATCGTTGATGGTAACGGCGCGCCTTGTAATAAATCAGCCATTATTTTGCTCCTTTAAGATAAGCCAATGGGGATTTAGCCTTTGGCGGTATTTTGTTTAGTGGTGTATTGCGTTTATGTGCGCGAATATTTTCTCTGAAGCCATCTAGTATTTTAGCTCCAGCTTTGTTAGATCCGTTACCTAATTGAGCTACAGTTTCGGCATCAATTACATATTCACCGTCAGCAAGCATTGCAGGAATGTCATCTGATTGACCGTCTCCTGGGCCTTCTACGTAAGAGCCATTTCTATAATCAATTCTATTATTTACAATAGGATTTGTTACTTCAGGTATATTTGAATTTGGTCTATCTGTTGTAGGTGCATTTAAATTACCTTGTGGCATAAGTCCACCAGCAGCCATTTTAATAGTGCCACCTTTTTTAACGCCTAATGTTTGCGATGGGGTTACATCACTACCATAGGTGTAGTATGAATTAATTGCTTCAGGTGTTGCGGGCATTGATGATAAGCCACCAGTTGGAGCAATGCTTGTAGCATTCGTTGTGGTAGTTCCAGGTAATGGAGATGCACTAGGTGCTAGAGGACTTTGAGCTGCTCCTGTTGTTTGATTTGATGTTGTGTCAAATACTAAATCACCATTAGCATCGTAAATGTTTCCATCGGCATCAGTATAGTACTGAGGCGTTGTTGTTGGAGGCGTTGTTTGTGTAGGGCTTGTAGTTGTTGGAGGATTTGTAATCGTTGATAATCCGCCGCCAGTAGGTGTAGAAGTTGATGGAGCATTTGTATTTGTTGTAGGCGTTGTTTGTGCAGGGTATGCGTTTGGAGATACACCTAAGTTTCCATAAAGCTGTGAGTAATCTGCCTGGCCTGTGGGTGTGCCGTACTGAGAGTATGGAACAAATTTTGCTGGGCCCATGCCGTATGTTGTTGTGCGTGGTTGAATAGCACCAATCTTAGACATGTCAACACCCTTATTAACATTAGGTGTGCCAGTAGAGCTTAAAATTTGTGAAATTAATGTGCCAAGTAATGCACCTGATATTGCAGGGTTACCCACTAGATTGCTAATTGTATCTAATACGCCACCAGTACTTGTAGCTGTAGCAGTTGGAGTTGTGCTAGTACCTGTTGATGTTGTATTTGGAACTTGATTTGCTACTACTTGATCTGTAAATGATGTTGGTGTGCTAGTAGTTACTAAATCTCCATCTGCATAACCTTTTACATTCCCACCTTTTGCGAATAATGGAGTTGCTAAACCGCCAGCTTTTTTATGAATTGATCCACCATCTTTGACAACTGTTCCTGTATCAAACCATGAATTGTCCCATGAAGATGTGTCGCCATAATCTCCATATGTAGGGAGACCATAATAATCAATGTATGGATTAAAGTCATTGCTTACTGGGTCAAAATTAGTATCATAAAAACTTCCAGTGTCAGGCTCGTAATAATAGTTATTAGAATAAGCCAAAACTAAATCGCCGCCTGAATCATATATATTACCGTTAGCATCTTTATAATATGAAGCAGTTGTGCTTGGTGTTGTATCAGGCGTATATCCACCGCCGCCAGTTGGTGAAGGATTTTGATAAATTAAATTACCGCCAGCGTCATAAATATTACCGCTAGTATCTTCGTAATAGTTGTTACCAATGTTTGTTGTGCCAGCTGGATCTCCAGTGTTTGGATCAACAGGTAATGTTGTTGGTGTTTCTGTTATAGGTTTATAATTTGGAAATACTTGAGTGCCAGCCTCATTAATAATATTTCCACTATCAGTTTTAAATAAATTGTTTCCAATTGGTTCTACATATTCATTTGTTTTTGTATTTACAAAGTTACCATTAGCATCTGTTTGAATAGACGGCATATTGCCAGTCATACCGCCAATAGTTGTACCTGTAGTTGTGTCTACACTTCCAACGCCAGTGGTGTCAGGTGTATATGCAGGTACGTTTGATTTAATAACTTTTCCATTTTTATCATAAGTAACAGAGCTGCCTTGTTTATCAGTAACTGTAATAGATCCATCAGGATTTGTTTTAAATGTTACGGCAGAAGCATCAGTGCCAGCTGTTCCTTGCGTGTTACCGCTAGTGCTTGGGGTAACTGTTGGCTTAGGTGTTGTTGTTGTAGGCTTAGGTGTAGTGCTTGGATTAGTTGAAGTGCCAGTTGAGCTAGTTCTGTTACCTAAAAATAATCCAGCTAATGCTCCTAATGCAGCGCCAGCGCCAGGGGAAATGCTTGCAGACTCTTTCACCATGACTGGGCCTGGCATACCAGGAGATCCAGGGGATGTAATGTTAGTAGCAGGGCCTTGAGAAAGACCAGGCTTGCCGCTAAGGTTTAATGTGGATGGGTCTACTTGATATTGTGATAAAGCCATAAATTTTCCTAAGTTATGCTATTCCCAAACTGCGTAAATATGCAATGTCGGTAACAGGTTTTAATTTGCTTACGTCAACCTTCGCTGGCGGAGTTGTTGTAGTCGTACCTGTATTGGTTGATGGTAACCCACCTGGGCCAGTTTGGGTAGGGTTTGTGCTAGTATTTGTTCCAGTTCCTGTAGTAGTTCCTCCAGTTGATGGAAGACCTCCAGTTGTAGTTCCAGTATTTGCCCCTGGTAAGTTAGCAGGTAAACCTCCAGTTACTGGGGTTAATTTGCTTATGTCTACATGAGCAGGAGGCTTGGGAGGTAAAGTTGGAGGTTTTGGTGGTTCATTACCTGTAATTGTATTAACAATATCATTAGTAATACCTCCAATAATATTGCCTCCAATAATGTTCCCTATAGCATTTCCAGCTGAATTTATAAAGCCACCCACCGTTGGTTTTACTGCAGCTCCCATAGATGTTGGAAGGATTGCATTTGTTAAGTTAGATGGAGTTGTTGGTGTGGTCGCTGGTGTAGTTGGTGTAGTTGTTGTATCTGTTCCAGGATATTTAGGTAGTGTGTCGTAGCCAGGTGTTTGTCCATAAACAGTTTCATGTGCTGCGCCCATTGATGTAGGTGCAACAGCAGGAGTTGTTGGAGTTGTTGGAGTTGTTGGAGTTGTTGAAGTAGTAGTTGTGGTATTTTCAAACCCAGGAACTTTTGTTAAATCTACGTTGGGCAGATTAATTGGGTTGTTATTAATTAGATTTGTAAAATCTTGATTTAATTTTACTTGTGAGATTATTTGATCTTTTGCGGCAGCTGTGGTTGCACTTCCAATTTTATTTAATAAATCTGTTTGTGTTGCATTTAAATTAGTCTTTGTAATGGCAGCCGTAGGATCTAAGCTTGTTATAGCATTGTTTAAATTAAATATATCTTTTTGAATTGTTGCTGCAGTTGTGTAATCCCCTTTAGACAAAGCATCATTTAAATTATAAACGTTGTAGTCGTTCATAATTTGTGTGCTCATTAAATCGTATTGTTTTTGTAGGGTATTTGCTGTAAGAAGAGTATTTTCTAACCCTGGATTAGTATCTTTTAAAACATTAAATTGTAAAACTTGGCTATCATATGTTGGCTTAATAAAATTTAACTGATCTACTTGATCTAACAATTTGGGAGCAATATTGTTATTAATATTTTTTGCAATGTTATTAACTACATCAACATTAGCCTGAGTTTTGTTTGCGTTAAACTTAGCAAGTGCAGCGTCATAGTTAGCTTTTTCAGCATCATATTGTGCTTTTGTTAGCTCGTAGTCATCAAAAATATCATTATATTGATTAGCTGTAGCGTTTATATTTGTTCCTAAACCTGCGGCTTGTTGTAGTGCTTTACCACTTACACCTCCAGTAAGTTCCTGATATTGTTTTTGAATGCTTTCCATACTTGGAGTGTATTTTTTAACAGTGTCCCAAATCTTGCCAACAGAATCTCCTACGGCAGAAGTAAGTCCAGCCATACTAGCTGCTTTTAAAATATCTCCGCCAGTAACTCCTGCAACAAGTCCAGCGGCGCCAGCTTGACCAACCGCACCTGAAACAATTTTTGCTAATGTTGGGTCACTAATAACTGTTCCAACAGCTTTATTAATAACGCTACCAGCGCCAGTAATTGATCCACCAAATATAGATTTTTGAATTTCAGGAGATGCAATAATTGGTGATAATCCAGCAGCTGCAATTGAAGATAAACTTCCTCCATTAAGTGCTGATATAGCAGCATGGCCAATACCCATAGCAATTTGAGTTCCAACCTTGGCTGATACATCTAAGAAAGCACCAATTGCTGTACCTACGCCTGGGGGTAAAAAGTAATCAAACGCAAGTGTTTCAATAATTGGTAAAGCATTGTCTATAACAAACTCAAGCGCACCACCAACAAGATCTACTATGGCCTCAAATGGATTAAATCCTGACATTTTATAACTCCACCTCTAAGTGATGACCACCTGTTATTGAATTGTTTGATACTTTAAGTTTTGCAAGCCTTGCTAATCTAACTATTTGAGGGTCTAACACATCAGTTTTTATTTTTTTAAATCCTGATACTTTTAATGCTTGGCACCCTCTTTTAAATGCTTTTATAATTTGTTTTGTATCATCAGCCGTAAATAAATAACAATGTTCTGCTGTAGTTCCATTAATGTGAAATAAAAATAATGTATTGTGCTCTCTAAGCATTCTAAATTTATTGCTTTTAATTGCATGGTATACCATAGAATAAATTTTTTCCCAATCTTGAGTTGGGTAATATTTAGCACAAGTATGCTTCACAATCTCTTGAGTAGTCATAGTTCCGCTGCCATGCAATGGATCTTTACTTTCTTCTTTTTTATTTTTTTTATGTTCAGCCATTAGTTCACCTTTTGATTTACAACATTAACAAGGGCCTGTGCCCAGTCTTCCCAATTTTCAAATAAATATGGATCAGGTATACCTTCATTAGCAAACGTATCAATACCTTTTAATCCAGCTCCCCAACCTTTCCACTCTTCATCACTTGATGGAATCTCAAGTTGCTGACCACCATAAGCTTCGCACATAAGAGAGGCCCATGAGGTAAATGTATGAAAGCGTGGATCGTATACGAGAGCTAAAGCCATTAATAAGGTCTCACATCGCCAATATCTGCACTTAATATTAAGTAACCAAGTTGATAGTTACCACCAATTATATTGCTTTCAAATTTTAACCTAAGTTCTCGTCTTTGTTCGCGCATGTCAATTTTGCCAGTATCAGGGGTAAATACATACGGGCCAGTCGTAACATCGTCAGACTGAGCAAAAGGCCTACCAGTAATATATAAGCTCATGTTTTGAGATTGTACAAAGTCAGGCTCTACACGTTCTAAACGTAACCAGTAATTGTCTCCAGCTGGGGATTGCTGCGCAGGGCCGCCCGATACCCAACCTAAATTAGATGTTTCAAAGTAGCTTTGAATAGCTGTTTGAACTCCACCTGTAGGGCCAGTATAAATGGCGTCTGTACCAATTTCATGTTGATAAAGAGAAACATAATTCATAACTGAAGTGACTAGCATTGTAAAATCAATACCGTCAGGAAGTGTAGGTGCTATTAGTGTGTCACCTATAGCATAATCAAAACCATGAGTAGTAAACTTAACGTCAACAACAGCCCCCATATCAACAGTAATAGTTGCAAATGCTGTTGTATTGCCATCGCCATTAACTATAACTTGATAAGGATATACGCCATCAGTATAGCCACTCCCAGCATCAGTAATTGTGAATCCATCTACACCGCCTCCACTAATAGACTCCCAGCCCGCATTAATTGGATATGGAAAAACTTGTGAGAAGTAACCAGCTGATCTTCTTGCCCCTAATGCAGTTCCTGCGTCATACCAACAATTTTCACGGATGTTATAAACAATTGCATCATTGCATTCTGTAGAGTTTCCATTAGGGAAAAACCACCAAACCTCACCATAACGAGGGACTTTAGTTGCATAAACTTTTTGACGTTGTGCGTAATTTAAATTATCAAAGAAATAGTTTTGATTAAATGTGTTTGGAATCTCTTTAACAACACCGTTATATAACATGAATCGGTCAACACCAATCCAGTAATAAATTCCGTCATACTCAATTACGCATTGTGATGAAAGAATGGATGTTTGTGATGAAATGATGTCATAACGCCAGTAAAACGTAGAAGCTGTTGCTCCAGTAGTGACTGTAGTTGGCGTATAAGAAACGCGAATTAAAGAATCAAGTGACCAAAATAAACCCGACGGAGCATTAGATCCACCTCTAACTGGAAGACCTTTAACTATTTTTGTAGAAGCTGCATTTGTTTCATTCGCATCGGCTGATACCCAATCATTAACATTTCCCGCTGCACAATTTCTAATAAGGCCGTTATTTCCATATACAAATACATATGGATGTAACACGACAACGCCACCTGATACTGAAACTTGATTATCAAAGGTAAATGTATTGCTTGCTGTAGTTCCTGTAGCTGCTGCTGAAAGCACTACAGATGTTCCTGATACAGATACAACTGTGGTTCCTGGTGGAATATCTCCAGCTGAATCAGTAACAAGCTGACCCGCGCCAACAAGTAAATTTATAGCATCAAGTGTAATTGTATTGGTTGAATTTGTTCCCCCCGTTGCTGTAAATACGCCAATCGGATTTAAATTATAACCATTAATATCTCCAGCTAATACTGGTGTATTTGTTGTACTATCAATTTGTGCTAAATTTTGTCCTGGGTGAGCCATTAGTAGTTGATTGCCAGTTCCTGCAGAATCAAACTCAGAATCAAATTGCCAAAGATTAAAATTGCTTGGTGTAAATCCAGTTAATGTAAAGTCATTAATACCTGATCCAATGCCTAGATTATTAATACCAACAACTTGTACACCATTGTTGTATCCACTAAAAATATTATTGAACCCATCATTAGGGTCTACATAGATACCACGTGAAGGTCCTGCAAGTAGATTAGTAATCTCTCTATAGCCTAAGATTTTTCTTGGGCGGCCGCGTTGAAACCTTACCCAACGTCCGTCGTTATAATATGTTCTGTCGGTAACAGTACCGTCGCGCTGAATACCAGCCTGGGTGTCAACAGCAAAGACTTTTTTTGTCAATTGAAGTTACCTCCTGATATACCGCCAGTAAAATTACCTGTGCCAGTAACTTCTATACCAACTGTAGTAATGTCTAGTATTTGATCACCAAGCACAGAGAATCCTATTTCTCCAACGCCTGGTCGATATATACCACTGGAAGGTTCTGATATAAAACTTAATGCAGGGGCTCCAACTGATCCGTTAACAAGTTGTGTAGTTGATCCGCCAGCCTGAACTGTATTTGCATTGTAAAAGTTAACACCGTCTGAAATCACAGAAGCTTGCTGGCCTACGGGGATAATTACGGTAGCACCACCAGGAGATGCTGTAGAGATTTCTAATGCAAATCCATTATCTGTCGTTTGATTACTAATAACATAAAGTGCAACTACTGGAGGGTATATAACTAATACATCGCCAGTAAGATTTCCTACATACTCTTGAATAATAGATGTAGCTTCTTGTGTATTTAAAATAACCGTACCTGATGATACTGGCTTAACAAGTGCTGTAAATAAGAAGTTGGGGCTTGTGCCGTATCCTACAGTAAAAAATAATGTACCATCACACATGATGAATGCTGCTTCATCAGGATTAATTGTTTTTGTAGGTTGTTGGTCAATTGTTTCGCCAGTTTGTGCTGTAAGAGTAAGGGTGCCAGTTCCATTATTTTTAAGAATAGTGAACCAGTTATCACCTACGGTTGCAGCTAATGGTAGATATACTGTGCCAGCGCCACCATCCCACACTTTATTTTGCGCGCGATCTGTTGTGGTAAAAGTATATGCGTCTGCAAATGTTTCTACTGGGTGGCTTTGATTGAGTGTGGCTGATATTGCAAGAAGCCCAAGGCCCGCTAATTCATTAGCGTTACCACCTGATGTACCTGCACCAAAGTCAATAACACCCCACGTACCTGCAGTTGTATTGTTGTTAGTTACATAGATATAAACAGACTTACCTGCTGCTACTGAAACAATTGTGCCACCAGTAAAATTTTTAACAGTAAATGAAGTTGCGCCAAGGTTTCTAATTAAAGCATCTTGTCCTACAGAAACTTGATTAGCTGGAGGCATAGCTAAGTAGCCAGTATCAGGCGTAATATCCATGATGCGGGCCGCAACATTTTCAGGCGTGTTTACATTAGACGGCCACTCTAGTTGTATATTTCCATCTAGCGTATAAGCTGCATAACTTACATCCGTTGGGATTATGACGTCCCCAGTAAATGGGCTGGTATATGATGGCATTAGGTATCCAATACAGTTGCTTGACGATCACCAATACGCTGAGTATTTTCAAGTTTAAGCGTATTCATAATGGCTGTATATTGTTGCTGCCACATTGGAGTACGTTCGTCATTTTTAAGGAATGGCATTGCTTGTAATAATGAACCATAAAGTAATGCTTGTGGAGCGTAAACTGTGAACCAATTGGTTTGATTAGATGAATCTAAAGGTTGTACACGTTCATAGTACAACACTTCAAAAGTATAATTAGTTGCAGGTGTAGGAGCAACTAACCAGTTTTCATAATTGTAATCGCAATAGAATTTAGGTACGCCTATTTCAGTTTCATCGGGCCAATATTCTCTTAAATACTCATACTTACGAAGTAGCACTGGATTTTTTACACCATCAACTGTAACGTTCATAGATACAGTTTTGTGCCAACGAACAGGTTTAACAATTACTGGATTGTTTGTTACCATCGTGCTTTCAACGACATTTAAATTACCTAAAAATTTAATCTCTGACGCAATGACTTGCTCAGCCAACATAATGAAAAGAGGTATCTTCTCTAATGTAGCTGTGTCTGTACGTTCCAAGTATGACTGAATATTTTCAACTAAACTGTCATATGTCATTACTGCTGCTGCTGGCATACTAACCTCTTAAAAATAATTTATATTCTGCTTGCCTTCGAAGTTGAAGGCCCTTTAATATCTTTCCACCTGCTCTACAATATTTTAAAATATTTTCTGCAGCCAATTTTTTATCTCCGCGTAAAATCGCTTGACGGAGTGTTGATCTTTGTAATGTTCCGAGACCAAGATTAAAGCTAAAACTAACCAAAGCATCAAATTCACATTGCTTAAGAGGCACAGGAAGTTGCATAGCAACACCTCTCTCAAAGCTACCAAGGTCTTTTCTAAGTAAAGCATCTACTTCTGCGTCTGTGAAAGCTCTGTTGTAACTGTCAGGGAGTTGTTTACCATCACCAATGAGGTGTCCGATTCCCACAGTCCACAGCCCGATGCAGTCACGATAAGGCTTATTCCTAACACCTTCAAAATGCTTGATAAGCGCAATGCCAGCATCTGAAGTCTTCATTATCTTTT